CGTCATGCGCGGTAAAGTTTTTGCCGGTCATGATCGTGAAAATGCTGGCGATATGCGTGAAATTATCCTCGATGTCGCCGTAGTCCTGCCCGCGCTTGCCAATAAGGCTTTCGGCTTCGGTCAAAACCTGTTTGGGATTTATGGTCATCGTCACACCGTCGGCTGCATGGGTTGTGGCTGATTAGGATCGGGCTGCGGCTGCATGGCCTGTTGCTGCTGGGCTGCCGCCTGTTCCTGGGCTGCTTGTTCGGCCATGGCCTTGCGCTGCTGCGCCTGCGCCAGCATTGCCGCGTCTTCCTTCTCGGTGCGCGACTGGAAGCCGCTTTCGTGCAGGACGCCATCGGCAATCGGAACTATGGCAGGCGCCGACACCATGGCCAAAGCCGCTTCGAGCGCGGCCTTTTGAGTGTTCACGTTGACGCCGGCCATGTCGGCGATCAGTTTTTGAGCCTGTGCGTCGGCGTCGGCCAGAGTCTTGCGCGCCTGTGCGGCCTTTTGCTCGGCGCTGGCCTGCTTTTCCGCGATGGTCGCCGCCATCATGGCTTCCTGCATCTGCGCTTGCTTGGCCTGTTCCTGTGCTCGGGCGATTTCTTCTGGCGTCGGTTCCTCGGCGTCTGGATCGCGCATACCTGTCGCCTGCCGGATCCGAGAGACGATCTCGTCTCGGTTTGGAATATCCATGCTTTCGATCAATAAATCGAGCATCAGCATGACAAGCTGCGGGGCCGCCGGCGCAAGCTGGGTAAGCATCTGCATAAATTCGGACGTTTGAGCCTGTCGAATTGTCGCGGACCATTGGTCTTCTGAAATTACAAAATCCGCTTTGGTGCGGACAATGTCGTTTTCGGGCAGGCCGTCGTTCACCGTCACATATTCGGGAGTGCCGCGCATGTTGGTAATACGGAAGCTTTTTTCTTCGGTGAAATATTGCTCGATCAGAGAAAGCCGCTTTTCGCCATGCACTTTCATGGCAAATAGCAAATTGTCGAAAAAGGTTTGGGTGGCCAATCCGCCCTGGGCTTGCCGACGTTCGATGGCGACACCAGAGACGGCGTTGGTTGTGCGCCCCATAAATTCGTCAGTGACGCCGCTTGTCGACTGGATCATCTGGATTTCGCGCGACATCCATTCCATGTGCGCGGGAGCAAGTTCACGGTCGGCGTTGATGACCAGTTCCTTGCCTTGCTTTTTGACGATGATCGAATCTGGCCTGGCTACTTCTTCCTCGAATTGTTTCAGGTCCGGGACTGCGCCTTCGTCCATAATGACCTTGTTGCTCGAAATAATGTGCAATGATTTTGAAGCGCGCTTATTGATGTCCATCTGAATGTCGCGCAAACGACGGATGGCGCCATAGGGTAGGCCGGTCCTGCCGCGTCGATAACCCCAGATTGGCGTAAACGGGAATTGATTGTGCTTGTAGGGCGACTGACTGATCCATAGCAGGCCCTTGTGGGTGAAGATGGAGACGTGCATCCTCATTTGGGTGCGGGCGATTACCGTAGCCCGACCGCTTGCCACTTCTTCGGCATGGGGCGCGTAGTCCGGGTCAAACATCATGCCGGAAAACTCGCCGCCTTCGATTCGTTCAACCTGTGCCGGCGCTCGATACCACATTTCAATCAGACGGACGCGGTAGCGCTTGAAATAGAAATAATCGCCTGATCGATAGCCCATGGTCCCGTTGTAGGATTCGAGCGAGTCCATTGGCTGATCGCCGAAAGCGCTGTCGACAAGCTGGCGTCCAGAGTCGAGCGCTGACAGGTGGAGCAATCCCCGGCGATCTGGGAACAAAGCCGCCGCAACGTCAACGTCGATCCATTTTGGCCTGAACAGATAACGGGCGTCGGACAAGTCTTTTTCAATGGATCGGCTGTCCCAAAGAATGTTGCGCCAGCTTTCGTAGCGGTCATAAACCGGTTCGCCATCGTCGCCAGATTGCGATCCTGTTTCCAGCCATCCGACGCCAACTTTGACAGCGTCCTCGAACGCGCGAGACGTGCCGAATTGGCTGCGGTTTACGTCGTCGAGATATTTCATCAACTGCGTTTTGCGTTCGGCGGGTCGCGATCCGTCTTTGCGTCGAGGCAAAACTTTGTATTGTGTTCGGGTGCGTTTTTCGGTGTTGACGATAGAGTCGATGGTGGGGGCGACGACGTTATAGACGATTGGCACCTGGCCGCGCTTGCGCAGTTCTTCGGCGTCGGTCGGGTCCCATTGCTCGTTGTCGTAAACGTCTTCGTCGATCTGCATTTGAGCCCGATTTTCGGCCTGCAACTGCAACTCGTGCTGATACCAGGAAACTAGCCGTCGATGGCGTTCCTTGTTTTCCGGGCTGTCGAGATTGGTTTTCTTTTGCTCAATGGCGATTTCAGCTTTAGGCAGTCTAGCCCATGCGTTATTTTCTTTGACCGTGGCTTTGGCCAGGTCCATGCCAGAATCGGGGAGGTATTCGCGGGTGCTTTCGATGTCAGACATGATCGAGAATCTCCGCGTGTTTTTGTTTGCCAGTGTCGAGATTGGTCACGATGGCGTCGGCTGCGACAAAAGCCTCGGTCGGCTTGGGCGGAATCGTGAACAGGTCGCCGATGTGATCCTGGATGGCGACGACGACTTTCGCGCAATCGCGGGCGCTGTGCTCGTTCAAGCCTAAGTATCGAGCAAAGACTTTTGAGGCTTTGGCGCAATAAGCAGGGTCGCCGTCGCCTTTGCGCCAGTTCCATTTCCATGCGTCATCGATATGGACGATGCAGGGGTGGAAACGGGCGAGGCCGTAGCGAATCGTCGGGACAAGCGCGAGACAAGGGCGCCGGTCGTCGCCGCACCAAGCGCCATAGATGGTGATGTCGCCTTTGACGCGGGTGAAGTGCGTCTGGGTCAGGTCGAGGAACGGCTTGATGAGTTTAGTGGTCATGCGATCCTCCGCATGATGTCGTCGTAATATTCCTTTTCGCGTTCGATCAGGATTGCGGCGACGGCTTCGTTGATGGCGGCTTGTCCGGTTGTGCCGGAGCCTGCGAACGGGTCAAGTATGGTTCCGCCGGGTGGCGTGACCATGCGAATGAGCCATTGCATGAGGGCGACGGGCTTGACGGTCGGGTGTTTGGAGCCAGCGCGGTCGTTTTTTGAGGCTTTGGCGCAGTAGAAGAAGCGGGCGGCTGACCCTTTTCCGGCATCACTATACGGTTTAAATTCACCGATGTCGGATGGACCACTGGTGACAGTCGAAAATCCTTTTGCTGTGCATGAAGCCAAACGTCCTCCAGAGCCGCTTGCACTTTCAGGAAACAAATCCACCACCTCTTGGCTACCGTCATGGCAGAAATTGGCGGGCCATCGGCCTGCATTAGTAGTCCCGACGCATCGGCTTCCGTTTATGCCGCTTCCATAAACATCGCCATCAAGTGATTTGTCATTGCGTCTTTCAATGTGTGGGCGTTCTCCGCCCTCCACCCGCGTCGCATCAATATTAATCGCCCCGGTCCCCCATCGCAGCACATTCGCGGCGACTGTGCCTTCGCTCAAGGGCTTGCGGGCAAGGACGATTGGCTCATAGGCAGGCTTGAGCGCAGTGCCCCAACCTTGCCATTCGCGGGCGGCGTCTGTGGCGGGGGCGGTTATGGATTGATTACGTAAAACCGCCGCAGGGTCATGTTTCCACGGCCTATCGTCGCCAGTAAAGTTTCCGCCGGGGCCATTCGGCGCGGCGCTCGCCATTGTCTTCCCGTCAGGACGAAACTTTGGCCCGACAATCTCACGCTCTGCGCCAGCGGCCTTATCAATCGCCTTGCTAACATCTTGGCTCTTCGGAAAACCCTGACCAAAAACCCACATCAATGAATCCCTAATTTCAAACCCCGCGTCCTCAATGGCGCAGGCGAGGCGGTGATAGTTCTTCGGCGCTCCAAACGCGACCATGTGGCCGCCGGGCTTCAAGACGCGCATTACCTGTCGCCATGTGTCCGGGCTGAACGCTACGCCACTCGCATCCCACGACTTGCCCATAAAGCCCAACTCATACGGCGGATCGGTCACAACCGCGTCGATGCTGCACTTTGGCAGGGATGCCAGCACGTCGAGGCAATCGCCGTTATGGACGGTGATCATGGTCATACTGCCCATCCTCCGGCGCGTGATCTAAAAGGGCGCGAGCCGGAAGACACGGCGTAGTCTTGCCATCCTTGCGCCCATTGACGAAAAGCGTCGGCGGCTTCCGAGTGTTCGTCGTGGCGCGGCTTGTCGGCCCAGACTGCTAGACGTTCGTTCCAGTCTTTTCGATAAAGCCCAAGGTGGGCGATGCCGGCTGCGCAATTCGTCTCGTCGAAATAGGCTTCGCTGAATTTGGCGCGCGTGATCTGGATGCCGTTGGTTATGTCCTCAACGCGGGGAACGATCTGCCACTTCCAGCCTGGCGTTAGTTCTTCGAGCATTTCGAGCGGGCTTGCGACGCGGGCGCCTTGCTGCCGCTTGTGCTCGGCGTCATGCGGGAGATAGTGGGTTCCCCATATCCAGCCGCGCGATTGCATCCGTTGAATGAAATAAGCGTAGGGCTCGCCCCATGCTTCGTCGAAGGCAATAAATCGATGCTCTGCGCCGATCTTCTGGTGGAACCAGATTGCTGTTCCGTCTCGCGATCCGATGTCCCAGAACGTGTTGACTGGGACGTTCGAGACGTGCGGAACGCGACCGATACGGCCATCGCGTCGAGCGGCGGCCAGCTGAACGGCGTAGTAGGTGCCTTCGGTCGAGACCTTGAACGCTTCGTCTGCGGTCGAGGGATATTCCTGCCACATTTTCTCGGGATCGCCGGCGAAATCGGCGGATCGCGTGGCGCAATACCAGGCGCGCTGACGCAAGGAGAGTTTTTTGACTGTCTCGGCTTCGATACCGTCGAAATACTCGTGGTCCTTGGGCGTGATGATGACGCCGGCGGGGTCCAGCTCGTATTCTGGCGCATCGTGCCATGGGTAGAAGTGAAAGCGGTAATCGCGGGGGGTTAGATCGTTGCCGCCGCTGGTTTGGTGGAGCGCTTGCGCGCGTTTGGTCATGTCGTAGAAATCTCCGCCTTGTCCTTCGGCGGTGGATTCGATGATAGCGATGCCATCGAGCGGGACGGCGGGGAGCGAGCCTGTGACGACTTCGCGCGCCTTGTCGGGAAACTTGGCGCACGTTTTACCAAACTCGGAGACGTGAAGGCGGTGGATCGTGCCGGATCGCATGGACGTGGCGACGCGGATCGAGGAATTGTTATGAGCGAACAGAAGTTCGCTGGCGCTGTCACGCGCGAGCGGAAACGCCTCGCGGATTGGATCGGGCAGGCGCTCGTAGGCGAATTTGACCTTGTCGCGGAAGATGGCCTCTGCCGCCTCGCGATCCTGGGCGATGATGCCGCAGCGCTGGTCTGGATTGAACAGGGCGTGATCGAGCCAGAGGATCGAGACGAGTGTGGTGAACCCGAGCTGGCGGGCTTTCAAAATCAGGTTTCGCGTCCACAAGCTCTTGAGCAATTTCCGCTGCGCACGATTAGGCCGGAACGGAATCGTTGTGGCGCCGCTGGCTTGGTCTGGGCTCTTGACCATGATCTTGTAGAGGAAGCCGGAGCCGATACGCCATCGCGGGTCGGAAAGGGCGATGGTAAGCTCCTCGGGCGTGGCCGGGACGAAGTCGAGGGGAAGCCGCGGCGGGCTGACGGCGTTCATTCGTCGTCGCCGTCCTCGATCTGAGCAATCGGTTTTAGGGCTGTGCCTTGAATGGCGCGTAGCATGTCGGCGAGCGGATCGTTTGGCTGGACGCCGTGATTGAGATCGACGCTGTCGCCGTATTTTTTCGGCTTGAGCTTGCTCGCGATCCATTTGCGGCTGTCGACGCGCAGGCGGGAACGCTGAACGTGCTCGCCGTTGACCTTATAGCCGATGCAGGCGCCGTCCTTGTCGTGAACTTCCATCCAGTCATTCGAGCCATCGTCGGCGATGTCGAGCATTTCCTCAACAAGAGCATCAGCAGCTTCGTTTTTCGCGCGTGCGTAGCGATCAAGAAATTCTGGTTTTAAGCGCAGCCAGGAAAAGATTGTCTGGACGCTCGGCATGTCGTCGGCTTTGCAGACTGTTCGGATCGATTTACCGCAGGCCAATTCTGCGCAGATCCGGTCGACAAGTTCGGGCGTGTAGTCGGACGGCCGACCGCGTGGTCTGCCTGTCGCTCTCGACGCCCTGGGCTTTTTCGTGGTTGTCATCCGATTCGCCGATTGGAAAATATCCGATATTGAATTGTGATTTAGCGATTGGCGGCCGGATTGTCAAAATCTGGTGTTTGATGGGCTGGGTTTCGTCTAGCTGTGGGGTGTCGAAACTATTCCGCATGATTTGGCCTGCGGAACGGTTTGGGAAAGGTTTTGCGGAATAGTTGTTGACATACAAACTGTAGTAAATACAATAAAATAAAAAAAATAAAAAAAACTATTAAACTCTTCTACTTATGATTCTTATTTTTTTCTATTTAATTACATGCCTTTTTCTGCATTATATATATACAATACATTTATGTGTGTTAGTTGCATAGTTTTTTTGCGTAACGGTTTTTGAAGCCGTTTATTTTCAATCGTGTTTACATGAAAAACTCTTCCCCGGAGAGACTAACTATTCCCCATGTGTGTAATAGTTTATGGCCTTTTTGTATGGTTATAATAAATTATAATTGGAGATTTTCCAATTTTATAACTGGACGTTATCCGACATTTGAGCTATCCAAAAACTGCAATCAATTAAATGAGGATATACACAACATGAAAATCGCACCTGGTCGCCCTAAAATGAACCCCGACGACGTGAAAACATACAAAATCCAGCTATCGCTGAGTCCGGTCACGATGGAGCTGATCGCCCGATATGCTGAGGACAGTCAGATTGCGAGCTTTGGGCTGGGTAAAGCCGCGATTATTCGCAGCTTGATCGATTTCGCGCTGGAGCAGAAGGGCTATTTGACGGCGGCTTCGACCCCGGCGGCGACGCCAACCCCGGCGGGGCCTGACGGCTTCGGCTGGCGTAGCCTGACGGCTTCGGCTGCCCCTGCGGGGCCCCAGCCATCGAAAACGACCGCGATCGACGCAAAACTGGAGGAGTTAGCCCAACGATACGAGCGTCTCGGGCATTCTCCTGAGCGGCGGGAAATCATGTTGCAGAAGGATCGGGAATGGATGGAGAAAAACGGCATTCCGGCGTGAATGCAAAACCCCGCCAGGGATCAGGTCTCTGGCGGGGCCGCCAGGAGTTGGCTAAAGGGCCTCTGATCGCGCGAGTAGTGTTTCGGAGAGGGCGAGCAATCGCAGCAGCTCGTCGTATTCCCGAATGTCGTCGGTCGTGATGTAAGTTGACCGGTCGTTAAACCGAACCGGCTTCACAAAGTAGCGCTCGACGCCGTCGCGGGAGATCGAGGCATACTGATTGGTGATATTGCCGCGCGTAAATTCGGACATGCAGAACCGCGTGACGCCATCGGCGCTATGCCACTGGAGCGGCGGCAGGACTTCGAGGGCATACCAGTAATCCTCGTTGTCGATCTCCTTTATTCCGTCAGCCAGCAGTTCCGACTCCATCTGCGAGTGCCAGTCGTCGTAGGTCAGGACGCTGGCGCCGGCAAACTCGTCGGGTCGTTCGGCCTGCAACGTGGCCAAATTTTCGACCGCGATCTCGCGCGTCGGATATAGGTTCCAAATTCCCTTGCTGCTCGGGACGGTGATGACAAAGTTCAGGTCGTTGGTGTTCATAAGGTCTACTCCCTATCGCGCCGGGCCTATCCCGGTGCATAGATCGGATATAATCCGATTTTATTATTAGGTCAATACGGAAAATCTGATTTTTTCCGCTTGACAGTCTGATTATTTCCGATAAGTCTCGGGCATTATCCAATGAGGCGCCCGATGCTCGACGATGTCATTCTCAAGAAATCCTTCCTTGCGCCGGCCCGGTTGTTCGCCGCCGTCGAGCGCTGGCGGAAAGCCCAGCCCGGCAAATTTACGCTGTCTCACGCCGTCCGCGCGCTGATCGAGATCGCCCTTAAAAAAGAGGGCGTCGAGATATGAGCGCCCCGCGCCTCACAAAAGGCATGACCGACGCCCTGCGCGCGATCGCCGCCGGGCAGGGCCAGTTTCACAAGATCGTGGCCAACCGGATCGCCGGCGCTGGTCTTGCCGCGCCCCAGCCGGTGACGCTGGCTGGCTATCGACCAAACGGTCGCGGCTGGTTTGTCGAGCATCGCTTCAAAGACGCCGCCGACTGGCTCCTGACCGAAGCCGGCGCCGCCGCTATCGGCATGGAGGCGCGCTGATGGCTAATTCGAATCCGATCCTGATTGAAGCTCTTCAAGCGGCTCAAGCCTTCATTCAGGAGGAATACGAGATTCGTTCCGCCAGCGGGTGGTCAGAATCCGAACCTTACATCGCTGAACCGAAGGCCCTGCTCGACAAGATCGAAACGGCCATCCTCTACGCCAATCTGCAACCCTGAAAGCTCTGCCCATGTTCGTGCAAGACATACGCGACGCCCAGCGTCTTTATCGCGCCGAAGCCCTCCAGGCTCTCGAAATCCTCAAAACGATGTGCGGCGGGACATTGCCGCCGCGTGTGCCGGGCATGGACACCGTAACCCGCTTGGCCTGGCGGATTCGCTGCGGGCGGACGCCGGCCGAAGCGGCCAGCAACGAATACGTCTATCGCTGGAAGCTGGCCCTACAGTCGCCGATCTGCTTCGGCGCCCCTCACGCGATGGGGCTGTGAATATGGATGCCGGAAGCAACTCGAAAAGCCGGGAGATTACGATGTCTAAATTCGATCTGGCGGTCGCCATTGTCGGCTCGTTAATTGGCGCCGTAGCCGCTCTTTTCGCGATCATAACCATCATTGTCTGCGCAGGGTTGAGTTCCGGCGCGCTGACAATTCAGTAATTCCGGCGGGACGTGAAACACGCCGGGATACTCGAAGCCGCGAGGCGACGAGGGATGCACGAGTCATCGCGTAACGACTTTGACAAGTGCGCCGGGGCGGGTTGGTTTGATCTCCTTGACCCGCCCCGGAACAACTCAAAACCAGGAAATTAAAATGGCAAAAAAATCTGTTGTTCGGAAATCCGCCGTAACGCGGAAGACTGCGTCCAAGAAAACGGCGACAAAGCGCCCGAAGCGGACGCCGCAGGCGCTGGCCAAAGCTGCGGCGCGGGCTTTGGAGAAGGCTCGCAAGCAATTTGGGGCCGCACAGGTGCAGGCCGACAAGATCGTCGTGCGCGCCCGTCGCGCTCTGGAATCGGCGCAGGCCAAAGCCGACAAGTATTCCGACGCTGCGTAGTTGATGAATAGCGGCGGCGACACCACGCCGCCGCATATCCCTCGGAGACATATACCACATGCTCAAGATCATCATCCTTCCCGCCGCTCTTATCAGCTTGCTGGCGGTCTACGCCATGGTCGAGGAATTGGTAGAACGCCGTCTGGGTCGTCGCCTATCGCCTCAAGCTCTCGACAAAGCTCGCGCTCGTGTTGCGGCAATTAAGAAAAAATGGGTCGCTGAACAACTGGCCATCAATGAACGGCATGAGAAAGCCGAAGCTAAAATTAACGAGGCTATCGACGCAAAGTTCAATTCACCGTTGAATCGCGTTCGCCTGTGGCTGGCCTGGAAAATCACGCCATGAGGCACGACACAAAAGGTCGATTGATCCACGGCGGCTATCACAGGTCGTCGGGGTCTCTTACTCCCGCCGAAGCGGCCCAGGCTGAACTTGAGGCGCATAATATGCCACGCAAAGAAATTGCTGCGAAGCTCGGCTTATCAATAACGACGGTTAAGGCAAGATCGAGAATTATTCGCGAGAAATTAGAAGGTGCAAAATGAAAGACAGTCAAATTAGCAAAGCGCGCGGAAAAATATTTCGGCCGTTCGAAGACAAGCCGCTAATGATCGAGACCGTCGTTGTTCAAATTAATGCGGTCAGTCAATCCCGATCAGGAGAGATTATCAGGACGGTCCCTGTGTCTCTCCCTCGGGTCAAATTCCTGGAACGCCCGGAGATAGCGACGTGACCGACAATCAACTGCCAGACTTCAACACCGTCTCGCATATATTCGGGATTTTGTGCTTCGCTGCCGCAGCCGGGTGGGTCGTCAAAATGTGGATTGGGGAGTGAACAAATGACCGAACCAAAATGGACACCGGGGCCGTGGACAACAGACGAGTCCGAACACGATGCCCCCTACGAAGACATCTTAATAAGAGCATCAAAACATCATACTATCTGCACCATCTGGATTGACGACAAACCCGTTCACGATTTCAACAGTCAACAGCAAGCCAACTCTCACCTAATCGCCGCCGCGCCAGACCTGTATGCGGCAGCCAAACAAGCTCAAACATTGCTTAATGCGTTTATCGGTCCTGACGACACATTATGACAGAGCATTTTGACTAGGCTGAACAACGCCATGCGCAAAGCGAGGGGTGAGTGATGAGAAAGAGACCGTCTAAGCGGCGGATATGGACTCGATTTATAGCCGGTAAATGGTGCGACGAATACGACATGATCCGACATGATTTGGATATGCGCGCTATCGGAATAGATGTTGAGTTTAATCTCAACTCGGTTCGTTTGCGACGCAAGGCGAGGGGTGAGTGATGCGGAATATACTTATTACAATTTATCTGACCGGGGCTTTTTTACATGCCGAAGTTGCCGCAGATACATTAGCGAGCGCACCGCCGCCAAAATGTTTGCCGTGTCGATTGGCTTCGGCGGCGCTCTTTGTTGGCGTTTGGCCGCTTTTGCAACCGAACTTTATCAAGCGGATCGTGTGGAGAGGTGAGTGATGACAAAGGTTTACCACGAGCTACATCCAGGACAAATTACCGTTCTTAAAAACCCAACCGAGGAAAATGTTGTTGGGTTTTTGCAAAACATTGTGGGCATTCCGAACCCAAACCCCAAAAACGCACTGGCAGGCGTTCATAAAGCGCGGCTGTCATGGGGCGAAGCGACAGACGAAATGATCGAGGAAAGCAAGAAATGGCTCGCCGAGAATGGGTATAGCCCAACGCCTTCGCCGTATGCCGTGAGGGAAGATAGCCAATGAAACCTACAACTGAAGCGATTGAGGCGGCGTTGGGAATTAAAGGCGATTCTCAAAAGATACAATCGCGGGGATTTCCGGCAAAGCCTGAAAAGCCGGGAAAGATAGACAAAAGCGCATTGCCAGCATTGCCCAGAAGGAGTCTATATCAATGGTCGGAATAAAAAGAAAAAATCGCTCGTTTGGCCCGATAGGCGTCATTACTGACGGCAAGGTGAGCGTAGTCTGCCAGCACGAGAGGTTATTCTGCACGTTCAGAGTAGCTGATTATTGCGGACATCAAAAACGGTCAACCGATAAATCATTCGACACGCCAGAGTGGTGCGAAATGCGAGACGACGTATTGCAGGAAGCGGCGAGAATGTTATCGGGCAAAAAAGACGATGATAATTGCGCGACGCAAGGCGAGGGGTGAGTGATGGACTCTTTGGTTCTTAAAACTATGAAAATCCTAAACACCAAAGACGACACGTTAGCACGTCAGAAAGAAACGGAATGATCTGCGTTGAAGTAACGAGGATAAAATGATTCACGAACTAAAACAGCCAGACTGCAATGATGCAGATAAGGTTTTAGACGCGGCAAAAGGCAAACTCAAAAACGTCATCATAATCGGAGAGGCGGAAGACGAACAAAGATATTACGCCAGCACGACATCTTTTAAGCCGGTTATGCTTTGGATGGCGGCTGAATTTATTTTTTCGCTGTTTGGAGGTGAGCCATGAAACCGAACGATAAAGCGTATAGAGAATTTATGCGCGTTTATAACAAAACGCATGTGAGCCTAGAAGCACAGGTTATGGCGTCACTAACAGCCGCCTACGCCGCGCAATTTCAGGGCACGGATTATGCGGATTTGGTTGCGCGGTTGCGAAAAACAAGCGGGATGTATCAGGGTCACGCCGAAATAGCGACATGGAATATAAATCCCGATGGGCCGGAAGCCGCCGACGCTCTTGAGACGGTGCTGGCAGATCGGGATGGGTTGAAAGAACTTTTGCCAAATCAAAACCACGAAAGCCGCGCTCCTATTCCTACGGACTGGTGGAGCGTTGCAGTTTTAGAGCGACGGAAACGTCTCGCCGCAGAGAAAGAACGCGACGCCCTCGCCGCCCGTCTCGCGCCTGTGGATGACAAGGCGCTGGTGGAGAGGGATGCGCTGAAAAAAGCGGTAGAAGCAGAACAATCTATGACTAAGCTCAGACTTGGACCATTCTTAAAGAAGGTTCGTCAGGAAAAACAAATGACTCTGCGCGAGGTTGAAGAAGCCACCGGCAAAGAAATCTCAAACGCATATCTGAGCCAATTAGAAAACGGTAAGATCGCAACCCCGTCGCCTCATGCGTTATACACATTATCTTTAGTGTTTGGCGTTGCCTACGAGACGCTAATGGAGTGCGCTGGATATATTATGCCCGCGCCAAGCTGTCTCGCGCCTGTGGATGACAAGGCGCTGGTGGAGATGGCGGCTGTCGCTATACGGCGGAACAAATTTGAACGAACTGGACGCTTAGGTTGTTTCGATCCCAGTAATTTAACGCCGGAGGAATTAGGAGAAGGCCGCGCTGCCATCGCCGCCATCCGCCCGCATATCGAAGCGGCGGAGAGGGAGCGGTGTGCGAAGGTAGCGGAAGGGTCGTTTTTGTTCGACATAGAAACATGGCTTAACAGCACGAAAAAAGAAATGACGGCGCATGTAAGCTATGCAATTGCCACAGCAATCAGGAGCGGGAAATGAGTGACAGTTATATCGCGCTAGTTGAAAAATCAATCGACGAACGGACGCAACAATATCAGGAACTACTGCAACTCCGTGCGGAGAGAGAAAACCTGCAAAAGGAGTTGTTCAATTACAAGCACCATTCAGAGCAACGCCTAATAGCATTGCGCGAGGCAGAGAGTGAACTACGCGAAGAAAGAGAAACCGTCGCCAATCTTCGCGCCGACCTTGCCGCCGTCACAGCGGAACGGGACAGGATGCGGGAGGCGTTGAGAGATTGCGTGGCTGCGCTAAAGCATCCGATAAGGCGCATAAATAACGATGGTTTGCTTTTACATGATATCAAGTTTGAGGTTGGCAGGGACATGGCCGTAAATGCGGCCCTTCACCGCGCCCGCGCCGCGCTTGAAGGCGTGACGGAGCCGGTGACAGGAGACAGCAATGCCTGAATTTTTCTTCCAGCGATACGTCAACGGCGAAAGAATGGCCGATGACGTTTTGATCACGAAGCAGGCGACGCTAGAGGATGCAATTCCGGCGGCTTTGCGTCTTTGTCGGAACAGTCCAAAATCGGTCCTTGTGCATATTCCACAAACACCATGGCGCGACATCAAGAGCGCGCCGAGGGATGGTCAGAGCGAGATTGAACGCCTCCGCGCCGAACTCGCCGCCGTCACGAAGGAACGGGACAGGATGCGGGAGGTAGTCAAGCGTGCAGACAGTTACATTCACAACGGCATAGAACTTGGGTTCATCCGACATTGTGACACGCCAGAAGACCCGGCATATCACACGCCTAGAATTGTAAGGGAAGCCGCCCGCGCCGCGCTTGAAGGCGTGACGGAGCCGCAGCAATCAGGAGCGGGAAATGAGCAATAAAACATATTTATTCGAATACAACTTTAATGGTGAAACATACGGCTTTACGATTGATGCCGACTCAATGAGTGAGGCCGTAGCCCGCGTCCGCGCGATTGGCGCTAATGGGCAAATCCAAGGCGAGTCTCTCTTTCGCGTATATGTTCCATTTGATTTGAAGTGGGCGCTGCGAAAAATCGCCGCAGCAATCAGGAGTGGGAAATGATTAAATGGATTGAAGAAAATAACGACCATATTCTGGAAGGCCACGGCAACAAATTTGTGGTTTGCCGTATGCTATACTCAAAACAACTTCCGCCAAAGTGGGGAATAAAACAGTCTCCATTCCTACTTGATGTAAACAAGCGTTTTGAGACGCTGGATAAGGCTAAAACGTATTGCGAAGATCGTCATTTCCAGTTGCTTATCTCAGAAATCAGGAGCGGGATATGAGCGACGACGAAAACGCCGAACTGGTTCACGATTGGGAAAGTGACTGTTATGTTCTGCGCGATGAAATCGCCCGCCTCCGCGCCAAACTCGCCGCCGTCACAGCGGAACGGGACAGGATGAAGGAGGTGTTGAAGGATGTTGTTAGCGCCGCGTATTCAACGCGCGCCAGCATCGGCGTTCCCTGCATTGATATTCAAGTTATTGTCCGCGCCCGCGCCGCGATTGAAGGCGTGACGGAGCCAAATAACGGTGGTTAATCATATAGGTTAAGTCATGGCATACAAGAACAAGGAAGATGAAAAAGCAGCGAAGCGTAAATGGAACGAGCAGAACCCGGAAAAGCTGCGCGCGATCCGCGAGCGGTATAACGAGAAGCGGCGCGAGAAGCGCCGAGATGCAGAGTATCGAGCGGTCGAAGCCGGGCTGAGAGTTAAATATCGCCGGCACATGACGCCAGAAGATCGTGAAGTGTATCTCGCCGAACGGCGCGCATACCAGCGGCAGTGGCACAAAGAACATTACGCGGAGACCCGTGCTCGCCATAAAGAGCGGATGAAGAACGACCCGGAATACGCCGCCCGGCAGAGAGAGCTGTGGACCGCCAAGGCTGCGAGGTTGAAGGGTATCCCGCGTAACGAGACGCCCGAGCAGCGCGAAAACCGGCTGCGCAAGAACCGGGAGTATAACGCGAAGAAGTATCGGGAGAAGCGGCTGCAGGAGCAGCTTGTCCGTGCGGCGCAAGAGTTACCCAAGCAGGTAGCGCCGTCGCCTCCACCGCCACCCAAGCCATCGGTAAATTCTACGAAGAAAAAACCGGGCAGGTTGGCGGCGTTGGCTGGGTGGTATCGGTTCTAGTTCCCCTTGCCGCCGGAGATCGACGCCAGCTCTCCGGCCGGCAGTGTCGCAAACGAACGACGGACGGCGGACAACATCATCAGCGCCTCGTCGAGAAGTCGACCTTCAGGTAGTTTGGACGCCACTACGATGAGGCGGGCGACGCTCTCGCAACGCGCGGCGACGGAGTCGAGGGGGTAGTCGGCGATCGCAAATTCCTGTTCGGAATATTCTTCGTCGTCGATCATCGCGCCCTCCCTAGCTGAAAAATCTTTTAAGGCTCGCCCAGTTATCCCCAATCAGCGCGACCGCTCCGCCAATCCCAGAGAAGCCAAGCACGCGTAACGCGCCGGCGATCCCTTGACCTTGGTCGACATAAGACATCAGGCGCTTGAGGTCTTTCTCAATCTCCTCGACGCTCTGCTCGAGTTTCTCGACTTTGGTGCGCACTTCGATCGCAATGTCTCTCGTATCGTCAGCCACTCGACCCTCCGGCGCGGCATGCGTCGCGGGTTTTCTTGTAGTCCACGATCATCTTCGCCAGCGGCGACCCCTTGGGGAGCTTGCGCAGCTCCGCAGCGGCCATCTGTTGGGTCTCGGCGCTATAGGCGACGAGGGGTGGACACCCACCCCCCACTGCCGGTTCGCCCAATGAGAGACTAAAAAGTCCCAGTATCGAGATCGTGAGCAACATCGTCGACGCTCTTGTCTTGGGCCATTATATCGGCCTGCTTTTTCGCCACCGCCAAGTCTTTCTCAACTTGGCGCAGGCGCTCTTGCTCGGCCCCCAACTGCCGCACGCTCCCCATCAGCCACGAGCCAATCAGGGCGAGGCCAGAGAAGACGGCGAGTGTGAGGATCGTAGCGACCATCACTCGGCGCTACCCGGCGGGGTAGACGTGATCGAGCGCATGACCGCCATCAGGATCGACATGCCGAGGACGGACGCGCCCGCCTTGGGGTCCTGCAGAAACGTGTTCCAGTCGACCATCGCGAGCACGCCGAAGACAGCGGTGATCGCTGCGACGATGTAAGTGCGGTTACCCTTCATATTCATTCTCCTCACTGCGTTAAGACGCTCAAAACACATGCGAATAAAACAATCATGACGACACTCCACAAAAGGAAGAATGTCGTCTCCTTCGTCACCGCAGGCGAGCCCACTGAAAGTGCATGCCGTCGGCAGCGCGCTCGTCGAACGTGTCACGGTCGCCGTCCCAAGACCCACCCCAGACGCCGCCCAGCTTGGTGAAGGGTGCGACGATCTGGTCGTAATATTTGGCGATGCGTGGCGTGCTGTCGTGCATCCCGTTGTTCGGGGCGTCGAAGTCGGCAGCGCAGCCGTAGGCGTGCATCGACAGCGCGCTACCGCCGCGCATGACGCGGTAGTTATACGCGCCGCCGAAGTTGTCCATGCCCCACAAACGGATGGTCTTCACGTCCTTGCCGGCGTTCTTCCACACCTCTTCCGACCACGCCATCCATGCGTCGGCGGTCTTCTTGTGGATGCGCATTTTGCAGGGCTTACCCAGAAAAGTAATCGGGAAAGCCGGCGAGATCATCACGAGGTTGGCGCTCTCCCACTGCCGGGACGCTTGACCGTTACGACCTCGTGGATTGCCGTAGAAAGTGTCGCACTGCGACTGCAGGGGCCAACTCATAACTTCAACCTCCGGTAGGCTTCAGGCTTACCAAAGGCGGGGCGGTTTGTCGGTAGTTTGAAGGTAAAACTGCTGGATTACACGCCGTCTCGCCAGCCGCGATTTCGGCTTTTGGGGATCACGCGAAGGTTACTCTTCGCGTTCGATCCGCCGGCACGCAGGGGGCGCTTGTGGTCGACGTCCATGCCGTCGCCCTTGTGAGCCTTACCGGCTTTCACCATCTCAGCCCGCGCTTGATTATTCTTCACGCGCTTCGAGACGATCTCAGGGCGGGAGTTATACTCCCGGTCCATCTTGCGAATTTGCGAGGGTGTGCGGTGCGACTTCGGGTCACGCTTCTCAGCCATGATTAAACCTTCGCTTTCGAGCCGCCAACCATCCGTAGTGATTTATCCATCCGCAGCAGCTCAATAAGATGGCCGGCACCCGCAACATATACCCCCGACTTTTGGTCGAGCAGAAACTGGTTGCGGGCGTCTTCGAATTTCTTCATCACCTTACCCGCTGGGTAAGGGTATTTGTCCCAGTTTGGCGGGAACATTCTTTCCTCGCCGGCGTCGAAAAATTTTGACACGTTCTCTTTTGTCGCCCGCTTTTTTGACATGGCGACGAAATCGTATTTGCTGTCGCTGACCATCTGCAGAAACTTGGTCAGGGTTGCGGCGTCAAACTTTCGGTCTGTAAAGTAGCGGTTACCCTCTTGGTTCTTGAGGATGCTCTCGAAGATCGTCGTTGCTGGAGCAAGCGTGTCGGCTTTCATCCCGTTGACAGCGACGTTTGAGAACATGCCGCTCAAATACTCCGGCGGGTAACCCTTCACCGCCTTCGCAAGGGCGTCGTCCCAAGACCCTCGATATGCAGTCCTTGGGCCGAACAGTGCGCTGTTCACGGCAACATCTTTACCGTCGCCCTCATACCAAACACCGTAGCGTTTAGCTAAGTCCTGCACGCGCTGCTTCGCGTCGGCGCTGAGCGAGATGGGCTTGCCATGCGGCGAGCCCACAAACGCTCGGTTGCCGTCGAAGATCACGCCATAAGCGTTCATCAGCAGTTCCACGCCCGCAGGCTTTTGTTGATCCGAGAGTTCGGATCGTTGGCCGTCTTCTCGCTGGTGAGTTTCTTCTTCATCCCTTTCATGCGCGCGCAAAAGCTATCGCGTCGGGGACCGCCCTCGGGTTGAGGGGCCTTGAGGCCGGGCTTGCCGGGATTGGCGCGGTTGTAGGAAGCGCGACCCTTGGCGTTTAGACCGCCATTTGGATTTTTGCCTTCTTTCCGCGTCCACGCTGGGGTCTTCGCCATCGGGCTCTCCTACTGTAAGTGTGTCAGTTTGTAGATCGTCGTGTAGTAACTCCCGCTCAAGTCCTGCAAGACATTCTCGATAGCTTTCACATTGCCCGAGAGCTCTTCCAAGTTCTCTTCGATCCATTCCGCTTCCGTATTTAAGTGTGTGAGGATGTCCTTCGGTGATACCTCTTTGATCGATACTTTGTCGATCATGTCCAGCGCACCCTGATACATCTCGACGATCTTATCGATCTTGTCGGTAAGGTCCTCATAGAACGAACCCAGCGCCTGATGTTGCGCGTAGCTGTTCGTCCTCCAGTGCGCCAAGTGCACCGCATTTCGTGTGGCGAGCACGCGCCCGACTAGCTCCTCGATCAAATCAATCTCCGTAGACTTGGTTCATGCGATCATGAATATCGCGGTTCTGTTTCGTGATGCGCATGCCACGGTCGTAGCCGCCCTTGGCTTTCTCCGTCTTGCGGCGCTTCAACTCCGACTGCAGATCGGACTGCTGGATACGCGCGTTGCCGGGCACCGTCTGGTTATACTTCTGGATCGCCGCCATAGCGTCTCGCTTACCCTCCGGGGTAGCCGTCACCCAATCGGCGATCAGTCCCCGACGTTCATGCTTGCGGTGCTGGTCGACCGCGTTGAACTTGGAACGCATCTCCGCCTCGTCGGCACGCCTCGACGGCGTGAAACCGGCCATCTGCACGGCCGTCTCGAACGGCGAGTAGGGAGCCATGAGCTCGCGGCCGGTGTTGTTCTTGCGCCCCTCTACCGCACCGTAGCCGGCGCGAGCAAAATCGCGCACGAACTTCACAGGGAACACGTCGAGCGCTTCGCGCGCCGCGCCGCTCACGTCGCCCTTCGCAAGGTTGCCGACCGACTTCTGCGCGCCTTCCATCATTTTGAAGGGCATGCCCAGCGATGGACCCATGATCGTGTCGAACAGCCAGCTCTTGATGTCGCTGCTGCTCGACGAGCGCGGGCCGAGACCTGTGGTGAGGTCGGCCAGCCCCTGCCGGCCGGACGCGTCGTAGCCGAGGAAAGCGCGGGGGACGCCGCGCGTCACCGCCGTTCCGACCTTCTTGCCCAGCAGCGTAGCCGCTTCGTCGCGGATCGCCGCCTCAATCTCGTCCCACGAGTAGGGGGAGATGCCGAGCGCGTTGGACACGATCGCCGCAGCCTTGATCGGTTCGATCGGCATGCCGAGCGCGCCGGCGACTACCCCGTGGGTAAACAGCACGCCGAGCAGCGCCTTCTGCGACTCCCGGTCACCCTCATAGGCGCGTCCCGCCATCTTGCCGAGGAGGAAGTAGGTCTTCTGGGCGTATTTCTTGAACTGGAGCATCGCCCGGCCGACCGGGTGATTGAACACCGGCGCGGAGTTACTCGCGGAGTAATTGCCCATCGTGTCGTGGACGACGTCGTGAGCGTAGCGCATCGCCGCCTGATGGTTGCCCTTGTTGCGCGCATACTCAAGCTCATAGGCTGTGAGCCCGGTCACCGCGCGGTTGATCGCCTCGATGGCCTGACCCACCTGCCGCGACACAAGGTCCACCCGGTCGAGCGCCTGCATGAAGCGGCCGGCGGCGGGGTCGGCAAGGCGCGCGACCTCCATGCCCGCCTCATGCCCGAGCAGGTTACTATCATGCAGCATGTCGAGCATGCCCGACAGTCGCACGCCGCGCTCGCCCGAGATGTTCTTAGCGATCTCAGCTTTGAAGTTGGCGCGGTAGTCGGAGAAGTTGGTCTTCTCGCCTTGGATCGCGCGCCACGTATCCTTGACGGCCGGCACGAGGGCGTTGGTGCGCCCGCCGATCATGTTGTAGGCGTCCTTCATCGCTCGCGCGGTGCGGACGAACCCGTGCCGCCCGCCGACGACAGGAGCCGCGACCAGCGCCGGTTCTTGGATGTTGATGATGTGGAACGACGGGCCAAACAGCTTGTCAATAATCGACACCTTGTTCAGCGTGTCGAGGGTCTTGTTGATGAAGCCCTCGTGGTGGACGCCGGTCTCGACCAGCAGCCGGGTCTCGAGATCGCGCAGCACGAGCTGCCGATCTTCCGCCCGCTTGCTGTATGGGTTCAGGTCGATCTCGTCCTTGGCCGATTTCAGCATTTCGCTGATCTTCGGCATGAACTCGGTCTTCGCTTGGAAGCGCGCGCTCTCCTCGGCGCTCTTGGCGAGGACGTTGATTATGTTCCGGTTGTAGCCGGCGACGTTGCGGCTTTGTAGGTTGTGGTGCTGGATGCGCGCGCCCGGCAGGAGGCGGGTCGCCGACTGGCTCAGCGCCTGCAGGAGCTCGTTTTGCTGTCCCGGCGTCATACCCTTAAATTTGTCTCGGCTCTGAAGAGACGAGATCAGGGTAGCAAACTGCGAAGGCACCATGCCGTCCCAGCGCGCGTTGGGGTTCTGCTGACGAACGCTGTTTTTGATGTTGATCCAGCCGTCCTTCTCCAGCTCGGCGCGTTTCGCGTTACGCGACGCCGGGTCCTCGAACAGGTCGAAGAACTCGTTCATCACCTCAACTTTATAGGCTTTGAGCGTCGGCGGTGCGCCAATCGCCCCTGCCTCTTCGTTGGAGATGATCTTGGTCGGATCGCTCTGGAGCACGAACACTTTCTTGATCGTCGCGCGGAAGTCCTTGTCGACCAGTTCGCGCGCCCACTCTTGCGCAGCGCGCCGTGCGCGAGCATCGGAGTTTGCGCCGCGCGGGTCGGTGAAGGTGAATGTGTTGTTCGCCGGGTCTGTCGACACCGCATGTGCATGGCTACCCGTGGGGGTAGGGACTTCGCGGCGCGCTCCCAGCGTGTAGTCGCCCTTGCGCTCCTGCGGGAAATACCAACCCTTGAGGCGCTTCAACCCGGCAATGTCGTTCAGGTGGTTGACGACCTTGTCCGTCTTGAACAGGTCCTTGTCCTTGTCGGTCATCTTGCTGTCGAAGATGCGCTGCGCCAGCGCGTCCATCGTGCCGTCCGCCCGAGAGATGTCGCCGCGCGCCACGGCGGCCGCGAGCTGCTTATCAGCGTCCGTCGTGTCGAGCACGCGCCGGATCATCCCCATACGGGTGTTGTTGTCTTCTTCGCGGAAGAATTTTGCAGAGCGCTCCAGCCACGACCGCACGTCAGGGTCAAGCGCGTCGATCTCTGCACGCAGCCGGCCATACGCCTTCTTAGCCTGCGTAGCGTTGAGGATGTCCGACTTGGCGCTCGTGCCAAAGATGTGCTCGTTCTTCGCGCCGGGCGTCATATCGAGATCATACTCGCGCGCTTCGAACCCAAGGTCGAACGCCTTCTGCATCATCTCGGGTTTAGCTTTGCGCAGCTCGTCGCCCTCGCGCACCATCTCCAACCCGCCACCCTTCCGGCGCAGGATGTTGTCGGTGCGCACCGCCATCTCTTGTTGTAACTGAACCGCCTTGCGGGCGTAGTAGCCGAACTTCGGTCCGAGCTTCTGGCCTATCATAGCGAGCATCGTGTTGGACGCCGCGCCGCGCTTGAACTTGCCGTAAAGGTCTTTAGCGTTGGTGGTGTCCAGCCGATCGATCATGCGTTTGGCGGTATCTGCAAAGTCTATACTTGGCAGCGACGCCATACCCGCAAGGAGCTCTTCATCTCTTAATTCTTCTGCGGTTTTACCTCGCTTTTGGTATTCTGCAATCTCTTCAGTAACTTTAATAATGCCCTCGAGCGCCGATACACGCTCTTTGGGCCACGGAATACCCATGCGGGTAAACGCGTTTCTAACTTTTTCGACAAACGCATACCATAGAGATTTGCCGCGCCAATCTCGAATACCCAGCTCTCGCGCAGCGCCTTCACTCAACTGCGCTTTATCTAGCTCTTCATGAAATACCTTATTACCCCATGCTTCTGATAAAAACTCATCTATAGAGTCTGTAAACCCATATCGAAACGGTCGCGCTTCTTCCGAGTAACTACGGGGGTTAATCCCCTTCGCCTTCAGGTGATTGAGCAGCGTGTCTTTGATGACGTTAAGTTGGTGTCTGAACTCTGCGGATCGCGCTAATGCGCGATGCGATAGCGCATGCATCGCTTCGTGTATCAATACTTCTTCGAACTCTTGTTTGGATAAGTGTTCGGCTATTGAGATGCGAGGACCTTGACCGGGGTGATCCGTGTATAGTCCCCGGACTGTCCCCGACTCATACGGTTCGCGGGCTATGCGCGTTAGATCGGCACCGTTGACGATGTGCACCTGCACGTCACCGACAATCTCCTGAAGCTGCTTAACTATAAATTTACGAAACGGTCCGAGTTTTCTCCCGGCTATACTGCTCAGCTCGTCAGACAGTTTAGACGTGCGTTTAGCCGTTATTTTTTCCTGCTTTGAAGTTCCTGTTTCGTCTGACTCAAGCGCTGAAGTAAAATCTTTTCGCTTTTTGAGTTGTGCAAGATCGCCTTTTGCGAGCGCAAGCCGATCCTCGTATTCGGATATACCGCTCTCATGCCGATCCAATTCGGGCTCAGACATTTCTTCAGTAGGAAGCGAGCGCAGTTTGTCGAGCTCTCGTTCGGCGTCTTTAATTCTTTGAAGCAGCAGCGCTTCGTATGGATCGTTGAGGTCTACACTAGCTCGTTCGGACTTACCCGGCCGAGTAATGGTCCGAGACTTCCGCGTCTCCACCTTGATCTTGGTGCCGATGTCGGCGGACTTGTCTGCGGCCGCGACAACCTCATCACCCTTCAGCTCTACCGTCGGGCGATCGTTTGGCTTCGGCTCTTCGTATTCCTCGACCTCGCGGTCGACCGCTGCGTCAGCAAGCGTCTTCGCCTGACCTTCGTTCTCGGTGTCGTCTCGGGAGAACTCGTCGCCCTCGCCGCGCATCTCCAACTCGCCGGAGACCTCGGTGCGCTCGTCTTTTGCTTTAGCGCCCTTCTGAAACTTCTCGTTGAACTTGACGCCGAACTTGGCGTCGCCCTCGGCGCGAGCGTTTTTCTTATAACGGTCGTAGCCCTCGAGCCCATCACGAAGGTCGAACTCGGCCTGCGCAAAACGGTCGAAGTCCTCGGCGGAAGGGAACTGCTTGGGGGTCTTGAGTGCGGCGCGCGCCTTGCTGGCGAGAATTTGCGCTTCCTTCAGGAACGCCTGCCCTGCGGAGTGCTTCTCGTAGTCCAACTTGCTTGGGATCGTGATGCCGCGTTCTTTAGCGGCCGCGAGGATTTTGTTGGCGCGCTCAATAATTGCTGCGCGGCCTTTCGTCTCGCGGGACGGCGCTTGCTCGTTAAACAGTGTGTCGGCAGCGTCGCGGTTCTCTGCCCGCTTACGGTCGCGTGCGGGGTTCTTCTGCGACTTGAAGTCGGCGGGTGGGGCCGGCGGGGCGTTCTCTTTCTCCGCAGCCACTTCCTCTTCAAGATCGCGCTTCGCACGCCGCTCCTCGGCGGCCGCTTTCTCCTGCTCTATCTGCCATTCCTTGTGGCGTGTCTCTACGCCGGCGCGGATGTTTTCCTCCGTAGGAGCCGGGGGGAGAATACGCCGACCATCATCGCCTATTCTCGGCTGGGCGGTGCGTAGCTGCTCCTCAACCTCACGGCGGGCCAGTGCTTCGTCGAACGCGTTCGGATCAGCGGGAGCCTCAACAGCGCCCGTCCCGTTCAACCGTCCCTCGATGACCTGCTCGGGTTGCTCGAGGGTGACGGTCTTGCCGGGGTTCGCTTCCTGCAGCGCTTCAACCGTATCCGACGCGAGCCGGTCGGTCGTCGCGGCGGCGGCTGTCTCCACGCCGTTCTCGTCGCGCGCTACAGCGGCCATCTCCTGACCGCCGGCGGCGACGTCAGCCTGAACGTCTTCTTTGGTGTAGGGACCGAGCCCAAGCAGTTCGTTCTCGGTTTTCCCCTTGATTGCCTGCTCGATCTTGCCCTGCGGGACCTTGCGCGGGCGGTGCCACCAGACGCTGCCGTCGGAGCCTTTATGTTCGCGCACGCCGACGCGCTGGCTCTCGGGGAGCTCCGGCACCTGATTGGGGTTGTTGAAGCGGATGACGTCGCGCTTCTTATCAAAAAAGTCATTGACCTGACTGTCAATGGTCGGGTCGGCTTCGGGCACCTCAGTCGCCGGGCTTACCTCTTGGGTAACTGGCGCGGGTTCAGCACTGTCAGCGCTACTGCGCGATAAATAATCAACTAGCCGCCGCCGCGCTTCGGTCGCAACTGCTCCAATTTCTTGTTTGTTCTTTTCACTTTTTGCGGATGCTGCGTGGCTCTCCCATCTCTGGACAAGACTTTCTGCGGCATCTGCATACCCATGGCGCAATAAGAGGTCCAAAGGGTCCAGCGTCGCATCGCGCTCGTATGGTTTGCCAACACCCTGAACATCAATATTAAGCCACCCATCCCCCCTTGCCAATTTAAGTGCTTGGCTCAGATTGCGTTCTTCATCTGCATCAATAGAGCCAGCTGCCTGATTTTCGGCAGGCGTTTCCGCCGTCGGAACAGGGGCGGGTTTGGGCGGCTCGGCAAGCTGCACGGTGTCCGGAGCGCCGGCCGTCGACTTCTGCAGCGCTTCCAACTCAGCCGCCGGCGGCGTGCTGTCGTCGAGAACCGTAACGCTGGCGTCTACTTTCTTCCCGCGCGCCTTGCTCGTCGCTTTCACCTTGTCAGCAGCGGGCGTTCCCTGATCGCGCGTCGGCGGATTGACCGTGTTGCCAATCTGCCCTTCCTGCGCGGCTTCGTTCGGTTTGGGCGGCTCGCCAGTGCGCGCGCCCTTGGGCACTTCGCCCGTGGTCGGTGCATTGCTCGCTGGCGTATTGACGGCCTGCTTCTCGGCGAACATATCGCGCGACATATTGCGCGGTGTGTTGTCAGCCGGCGGTGCGTCGTCTTTATCGAAGCCGGCCCACTTCGCGAGTTTCTTCGCGCCTTCGCCAGCACCATGGAACGCGATGCCCTCGGCCGTGCCGTTGAGGAACGCGATCGCCGTCTGGAATGGATTGACCTGCCCCTCGCCCTTCTTGGTGATCTCGACGTTCTGCTGGTTGACGTCGCTCGACGCCGACACAGCGCCGAGGCTTCCACCCGACAGGACGTAATCTGTCAGCCGGCTGCCGCCGAGCCCTGAAAGAACTTTGCGGCCGGCACCGAAGGCGAGCGCGTTGGTGCCCGCATCGAACGCAGCCTGCTTGATGCCATAGAGGCCGTCGTGCAGCGCGACACGCGCGTCATAGCTGGCGCGCTTCTCGGCCGCCGCTTGATCGAGACCTTTCCCGAGGTTCTCCTCGAGATACATCTGTTTGAACTTGCCGAAGACCGGCGCTTCTTTCGCGAGGTCTTCGTCGTTGAGGTCGTTGGTCCACGCAACCGCCTGATCGACGCCCTTCGCCAGACCGTAGAGCGCGCCCGCGCCGGCGGTGCCCGCAGCAGCGCCAGCCGGACCGGCCAGCATCGCGCCCAGTGTCCCGCCCACAACGCCAACAGCGGCGGGAGCAGCGACGCCCGCACCCTTCATCAGCACTTCACGGACGGGGTGTGAAAGGAGCTGCTCTTGATCCTCGTTGGGGATCAGGGCCGCGCCTTGGGCCGCCTTACCCTCCGGAGTAATAGTGTCTTCGATTACTTTCTCTGCGCGATGCAGTCCGCTCGATACATTTCGCGCGACGCCCGCGACTGTCGGATAGCCCGCTTTCTCCGCCGCAAACTGCACGCCGGTTGCGGCGGCAGCGACGTCGCCAACAGCGCCGGCGGCCGCGCCTTTTATTGGGTCGAGGTAGCCCATGCCATCAGAGGAGTTCCCCTTGGCCTGAAGGTCTTCGTCATTTGACCAATCAGCAAATCGGCTACTGGCCGGAGTAGAAGACGTCGTCTCCTTCGGCTCCGGAGCAACATAATCACCCCAATCGCTGAACCTGTCGTCGGTCATCGCGCGCCCATGTCTTGACGGAGCTTCTGGATTTCACGGAACGCGTTCTCGTTGACCGGCATGGCGGTTCCGTCGGGAAGCGTGATTGAGTAGCCGTCCTTCGACTGGTTAAGTTTGATCTGGTATTTGGGCCGACGCGCCGCCGCGTCCCACGCAGTGATCTTGCGCGCCGCGTCCAGACCCTGATCGCGGTAGCCGCTGCCGACGCCTTCGATGATGTTGCGGGCAATGGTCCGCGTGACCTGCGCCTGTCCAGCCGACACTTTGGGCGTCATCGTCTCGTCGACACCAAGGACTTCGTGGTCGGTCATCTTGGTGATCGCTTCAAGCTCTTTACCCATCGCGCGCTGCCTACCGGCATTGACCCGCGCGTTGATGCCCGTCGCTTGACGTTCGTTGCGAGCGTTGAGATCGATCGACTGCTTTGCTGCAGAAGCATCGATACGGTCGAGGGTGTTCTGTCGGGTAGCCGCGCGATTGGCTGCGCCCTCTGACATTCGGACGCCCAAGCTCTTGTCTTGGCGCTGGCTGCGAGCGTCGAGGTCGATCGCCTTGTTTGCCGCGCCGGCGTCAATACGGTCGAGGGTGTTCTGGCGAGACGTGGACTGCGCGCCCGCCGCAATGCCCTCTCTTGACTTGCGGTTAGCCGCGCCCTCCGACTCCCGAACGCTCAAACTCTTATCTTGCCGCTTGTCGCGAGCGTCGATGTCGATCGCTTTATTTGCTGCAGTGGCGTCGATACGATCGAGGGTGTTCTGGCGCGACGTGGACTGCGCGCCCGCCGCGATACCTTCTCGCGACGCGCGATTGGCTGCGCCCTCTGACTCCCGCGATCCGATGTTCAGCTTCGTGCGCTCTGTTGCGCCAGCCTGCGACATACCCGTGCGCTCGGTTGCGCCAGCCTGTTGTGTGTTGACACGGGTCTGAGCGGCTTCGCGGTTCTTCGCGTTTTCGCCGGCGGTGAAGTCCTGCCGATCGTCCTGCAGGTCCTTGTTGGCGTCGATCCCCATTTGCTTGAGAACCGTGCGCGCGTTGATCCCCATCTGAGCAAGCTCTTTAGAAGCGGCGACGCGCTTGTCAGTGTTCTCCGACGTGGCGTCGATCGCGAGCTGTTTAAGGTGTTCTCTGAGGTCGCGGTTCTTTTGGTTTTCCCCCGACTGAAAGTCGTGCTGGCTCTGCTGGCGGTTGTTCTTGCCCTGCTCTCCAGCCGTAAAACGCACGTTGCGATTATACTCGATCGCCGATTTTAGCTGAGCCATACTCATGCCCTGAGTATTGACCGGCTTGCCGGAGGCTTCCGCTTCTTGGTAACGCTTCAGCTCGTCGCCTTCTGCAAGCCCCGACGGCGTCGTGCTGGACGACATCTTGCCGGACGCCGTGTCGATCAGCATCTTGTAGTAGTCTTCGCCGCTGGCGAGTTTGCCCGCCGCCGCGATCATTACCTGCGGGGTAAGTTTGATCTCCTTGACCGTCTCGCCGGTCTTCATATCGCGAACGACGCCGACGCCCTTCTCGATGGACACTTGCTGCCCGTTCGGAATGACGTTGAACGCCTGCACGAGCGCCTTCGCGCCGTCCGAGTAATTGCCATCCTTGAGCGCTTCGAGCGCCAATCCGCCGAGCGCGATCGATCGCTGTTGTGAGTATTGGATGATCGATGCAGCCATCTTCTTGGCGCTGGCGGCGTCGCCGCGCGCAGAGAATGACTCGTATGCGTTCATCAATCCAGCAAGGTTGGCGACGCCTTCGGTCAGCTTGTCCTCGGGATCGACCGCCTTGCGGATCGCCTTCATCTCCTCGCCGGAGTATGCGCCGGCACCGCGAAACATCGCCGTCGCGCCCTGCATGTTCTGGCCGCGCGGGTCGGGCACCGCCGCCTGCGCATCGCTCAGGCCGAACATCTCCTGCAGGCCCTGAAGGCCGGCGCTGATCGCAGCGCCGAGGCTCTCGAAGAGGTCAAACCCACCGCTCTCCTGCTGCGCAACTGGCTGCTGCGCAGGCATCGCGCGCTGGGGGGCGCTGACGGGCACGGCCTCCTGAACGTCGTCGCCGACGTCATCAGGAAGTTCGATGTCGGGAAAGTCCTCTTCCATTATCTCACCATGCCGCCACGATTAAACAGTCCACCGAGCGCGCCGCCGATCGCGTCACCAATTCCGCCGATCGCGTCGCCAATTCCGCCAAAGTCACCACCGGCGTCGCCGCCGGCTGACCCAACGTCCCAATCAGCGGAGACATTCAGGTCGTTGAAGAAGTCGTCGATGCCTTGCCCGATGTCGTCGAGGAAGCTCCAACCATCGCTCTGCGCCGGCTGTTGCGCTGCTGGTGCGAGCGCATCTTGACCGGGTTGCGCACCGGCCGGCACCGCTTCTTTCGCGGGCTCGGCCGGCATAGGTTGACCCATCTCCGGACGGCGCGGCGGCTCCGGCGCAGGCTGCCCGGCCGTTTTCGGGAACTCGGGGTTCAGCTCCGACTCCGGCGGGCGCGCAGGCGGAAGCGGCGCGTTCACTTTACCCAGATCAGCCGGGCGAGTGGGCGGGAGCGGGGTGTCAATCGCTTTTGGAGCAGGGCTACTCGCCGGGGTAACTGGGGTCGTAGTCGCTGGAGTAGTTGTGGCAGGTGTCGTAGCGGCGGGACGCGGAGTAGGGGACGCATCGGTCCTTGTGCCCGTATCGATCGCCGCAACCTGCTGGCGCGCGTTACCCGCGTCCTGATTGCGATTGCTCGGGGTAGTAGAGGCGACGTTGCCGCTCTCGACGTGCTTCCAAAACGCCTCGCCCATTGGCGTGCGCTTCGCAACGTCCTTGTCTGGATACTGCGGGCGTTCGAACTTGCGCGTCCAAATGTCCGTGCCTTGCTGAACGGTATCCGCAGCGAGGAGCGCTTTGAGCGTGCCGTTCTCACGCCCCTGCAGCTCTTGCTGCATATACTTCGCTTGCGTCTCGATCGGAATTTTTGAGATGTCGCTCGTGCCGGCAAAATTATACAGGCCCGTCAGTCGCTCGTTATGCCACTGCAGCGCGCCGCCGGACGGACCACCATTGTCGTTGGCTACATACGTCGCAGGGTTCAGCCCGCGCCCGCTCTCGCCCATCATCGAGCCAACAGCGCCAGCGGCGACTTGCGGCTTGACGCCAAGGTCAGTGAGCGCCCGATACATCGCCATCGAGTTCGATCCGAACGCAACCGGGGACGCGCCACCAACCCCGCCACCCGGCGCACTCATGCCGCCCAGCGCCGAGCGCACAGGCGAGGCATCGTTCGCCGTGCCGGTCTCCAGCGCCGCCGTCTGGTAGCTGCCGGGATACTTGTCGAGGATGCTGGCGTGCTTCTCGCCGCCGGTCGAACCGCCGCCACCGGACGACGGGGTCGTCGCCGCAGGCGTGGCGTCCGACGACTTGTCCGGCTGCGCCGTCGGCGTGGCGTCGGGGATTTCTTGCTTCTTCGGCTGGACGGTCGCCTGCTTGGTTGTCGCTGGCTGCGTCGTGTTCTCGCTGCCGGGACCGAAGCGGTTACTGCGCCCTCGTTCGATAAGCTCCTGCGTGTCAGCCGGCATGCCGTTGCCGCCGCCTGTGCCGCGCTGCAACCGTTGCTGGAACTGCAGTTCGCGGAGCTGCTGCTGGCGCTGCTGCAGTTGGAAGTAGCGCATGCGATAGCCGATGTCGTTGCCCGCTTTGAACGCGGCTACGAACTCGTCGACTTCTTTTGCAAATCGTCCCATCGATTACCCCACAGGTAATGCGGCGCGAGGCTCGCTGCGCGACACAAATCTCGGCTGTTCGCGCGGAACAACGCCCTGCTCCGGCACCGCGCCGGACTGCGCCATCACCTGCTCGCGCTCCTTGTCGGATTTTGAGATGAGCTGGTGTAGCGTCTTCTCGCCCAGCCACTCGACCGCGCGTTTGGGGATGACAAACTCTCCGGCTGTGAGGCGTGCGGGGACGTCGTCGACCGCCGCACCAGAAGTCGGCGACGCATGCGCCGGGACAGCGCCACCGTCCGCCAAGAAGCTGCTGATCAGTCCGCCTGCAAGGCCGGCGATCTGACCCATACCCGAGGAGCTCTGCTTCTGTTGGAGCTGGTAGCCGTCGAGGTAGTTCTTGTAGTTGTTGTTGGCGATGTTGCCCCAAGTGCCCAACGCTTGGTTCTGCAGCCCATACCACTGGACCGGCGTGCCCATCATGTTGGAGCCAAGCTGCGTGGTGTTGTTGGTGCCTTGGATCGCGCTGTTGCCGGAGTTGGTCGCCGACCCCCAAGACTGATTGATGTTGCCGGGGTAGCCCCGGCCCGTGTTCACGGCGTTTTGCTTGAGCTGGATGCCCTGCAGCTCGACATTGCGACGCGCCATGTTCTGTGCGGCGGCGGCGGCCTGCGCCTGCGCCAGCTTCGCGCCCAGATTAGTGGCGGCATACTTCGGGCTCGACGGGTCGACGCCAAAGTCCTTGAGCTGCTGCTCGGCGGCCTGACGTGCGCCTTCGAACTGCTGCGCGACGTCGGCGGCGGCTTCGCCGGCCATCATGTCTCGACGTTCGGTCGTGTCCCAGTTATTCGCGGTGTCGACGAGGTCTTTTTCGAGCGGCTGATAATTCTCGGTGTAGAACTTTTGCTGCTGCCCGGCGAAGTCGTTCTGCAGTTGCATCGACTTCGTAAATTCTTCGATGATTGGCTTGTTGGTCTCTTTGGCGTCGTAATACTGCTCTTTCGACCAAGCCATATTTTCCTTGGCGATCTCGCCAAGAACGCGCGTCTGCTCCATAGCAGCCTGAGCCGCCATGATGCCCGCCCAGTCAGGTTGCGGAGAACCGCCGCCACCGCCCATGCGCTACCCCCAGAACTTCGTGCGCGGCCTTACTTTGAGGTGACGGCAGTCGTCCTTGCGCAAGGAAAGTATAAGTAAATCGCCGTCCAGACACGCATCGCGAATACGTGCTTCCTCTATAAATCCTACCTTCAATGCAATCGCAAGGCTATCGGTGTTTGTTTCCTCGATAAAGGCTATGGCTTTTTCACACTTTAGCTGGATGAATACATATCCAGACACAGCCCAAAGTAAGTTTCTTGTAATCCAATATGGGTCAAACCCAGCAAAATGTAACTCAATACTCTTATGGCGATAATTTCGTAGCACATACCCCCCAAGAAGCTCATTACCCCGACAAGTAACTATGTTGTGGTCGCGGCTGGGGTCGTAGGAAAGGCCGGCGGCGCGCGCTACTTTCGTGCCGTGCGAAACATTATCGGTGATGACTTGGTAGTCGCTCAAGGAGACGGGATTGTTTTCAAGAACCGAAACCTCTGGAAACGGTCAACGCCTTCCGGGTCGTGCGGCGGCAAGGCGTCGACGATCGCATCAAAGGTCTGGAGTTTGTGCGCGGCTCGCAACACCCGGCGATAGTCGCGCCAGTCGGATTGAACCTCCGGCAGGATATGCTCGCTGGCGTCGACGGCTTGCGTGTAGTCGGTGCGAAGAAGTTCGCCTCGGATCGCGGACTTGAGCGCAGGCTCTTTGGCGGGCACGACTTCGTCGACGACGACCGTGTGCGTCTCCAGATCGACGCGCCAGCCTTTGATCGTATAAAGCGTCTCGCCGGTCTTAATCAGCGTGTCGCCGCCGGCGTTCAATTCGTCGATGTTCGCCTCGGTCATTTCGCCGACCGATGTAATTCGGCCGTCAGCCGGGTCATAGCGGACAAACTTCATTTCGATAGCTCCACGACGTAGATCGAGACGTTACCCAAAAAATTAGACGACGAGTCGATGAACGCATTAAAGACGACGTTCTGCGAGTCAGACACATCGCCGGGCAGGAAGAAAGAAAGCTGCACGACGCCAACAAGCGTCTCGTTAGCGTCGACGCTTTCGGTGATGACCATGCGATATTGCGTGTAGTTGTTGTAAACGCCGTTCGTCCCGGAAATCTGAAACTGCCGATCCTCCTGATCTCCCCAGCCGGTCTGATTTGATCTGGTATCGAGTGTCGTCCAGTTGGTTCCGTCGTTTGAAGCCTGTAGTGACCACGCTTTCGGCGCGCGTCCTTGCGTCGATCCTGACGCAAGAGACGAAAACCCCATAACCTTGTAGGCGCCAACCTGAACGCTCTGGGCAAAGATATACTTTATCCATGGGCTCCCGGATTTGGGAGCAAGCCATGTCGAGGACTGGCTATCGTCGAAGGCATAGGCGGCGGGAAAAGATACCGTGCGAGACGCATAAACCGGAGCCGGGAAGCCAACCCAAACATAGTAGGCGACGTATTGCTCTGTATATGAATATTCTGCGCTGGCGCTTGCCTGACCGTTGCCCTGTATTCTTGTTCCGACATTGCCGGGATAAACCGCAAATGTCGTCATAGGCATGGCCAAGCCATAAACATAATCGATAGAGCAGTTCACCTCTACGTCAGAGATGACATTTCCGTTTGCCCTTATTTTTAATCTACCGGGATAGCTCCAGTCGTCTTTATGGCCTGAATATGAAGCGATACACGCAACACGCGCGTTTTTTCTTACCCGGACGCTGACATTCCCAGAGTTTTTGACGCCAATCGACATACCGGAGTTTGAAGCGGCGTAATCTTCTAGTCCCTGATTTTTAATCGTGCCATTGACGATCAGGCTGCCATTGATGGTGACGTTGGCTCCGATCTCCAGATTATAGACCACGCTGCCGTCGTTCTTGCCGATGCCGGAGAAGACGAAGCCGCCAGTTTGGCCGTTGATCGTGCCGACAATGCCATACTTTACAGAGAGGCCATTATATGAGCCCTGTAAGTTGGTGATAGAGGCGCTATTGTTTCCAACTGTCGTTTGTAAAGACGTAAGCGATGCAGACAAGGCGCTGTCCGCGTTGGCGCGCGTAACCGCCTCGTTGTTGATCGCGGCTGTATTATTGTTCACAGTCGACGTCAGCGAACTAATGGACGCGGATAGGGCGCTGTCCGCGTTTGCCAGCGTAGCAATCGAATTGTCTGCTGACGCTTTGTTGCTGTTCACAGTCGACGTCAGCGAACTGATGGACGCAGACAAGGCGCTGTCCGCGTTCGTCCGAGCAATTACTTCGCTATCGAGCGCAGCCTTATTATTTCCAACTGTCGTTTGTAAAGACGTGAGTGATGCGGATAGGGCGCTGTCCGCGTTGGCGCGCGTAACCGCCTCGTTGCTGATCGCGGCGGTGTTGTTGTTCACGGTCGACGTCAGCGAACTGATCTGTGTAGAAATGGCCGTGTCTGCAGCAGTTAATCCTGCAATATCAGCATCGATCTCGGCCTTAGCTGTCGCTAGTGCGGCCGTTGCTTCACTGCGTGCAGCATTTACATCCGCTTGGACAAGCGCCGTTGCAGCATTTGCTCCTGCAACAGCCGTATTAAATTCAGCGCGGCTTTGTTCAACTGCCCCATCAAATTCGGCGCTGAGTTTATACTGCTCGGTCGCAATCTGCTTCTGCCATTCAGTTAATAACTCAGCTTTTGCAGAGTCGGAAAGAGTAGACGCCTCGCCAGTAACTATCGCCTCAAATCGGCTATTAGAAATATCAACCCAAAAACTACCATTCCAGTAGTAGGTCTTGCCTGCGTCGCTGCTGTCGATCCAAAAGCTACCTAATTCGGGATTACCCGGCGAGGTAGCTTGCTCATAACGCGTAACGGCAGCGCCGCCGCCCGGTCGTTGGCCGGATAACATCTCAACTGAAATTTTAAGCGCTTGGACAGTGGAAAGTAGGCTTTCGACTGTCGGTTGCGGCTCGCCGATTGCCGGATATTTAGACACCACGCAACTCCTTCGCGCTCGTCGCCATCTGCACGGAGTTGATGTCTACGACACCCTCGATCTCAAACTGCCAAAATGTCGCGTAGAAGCCAGAGGGCAGGCGGAGCTGCTCACCCGATGTCCACAGTTCGTAGGACGCAACGTGTCTATTATCGGCGTAAACTCGAAGGATGCCATATTTCGACACGTCGTAAGTCTGGTTGAGCGCGGTGTCGCGCGGCGTAGTTGGGATGACCGTCTCGCCAGACGGCTTGGTGAAGGTGACCTTAATCGCTTCGAAGTTTTCCGGCTTGGCGCTTTGGAACACTTTTGACCGCCACACATAAGGAAAGCGTTCTTTCGTCGTGCTCGCGAGGTCAAGCCACTTGATCTTGCCGTTTTGGAAAATGAGCGTTTCGCCCGACCACGGATCAGTCGTCATATTAGCAACAGGCTGATCAGTCCGCAGCAAGGACGTTACCGCCGGGTTCTGAGGATCAAAGAACACACCGTCGGACGACCCCACCTGCGACGTCATCTTAAACCCTGCATCGTCAAACGTCGCCCGGTTAAACGCACCATATGACACGGACCCGAACGCCATGTAGGCGGTGCCGACACGCACAGCGCGCAGCGTCTTGAGGTTGAGGGTCTGCCACTTGTCCTTCGAGAATATCTGCTTGGTGACGTTCGTAAACATCCCCTGCGCCGCCAAGATCAGCCCGTTCGGCGAAGCGTAGTAGACGCCCTCGGGCGTCGACACGATCGATCCGCGCGACATGCACGGCTCGAACGCCGAGATGCTCGCCGCGACCATGGTCGCAGGGTTAATGCCGGTCACCATCGAGGGGTAACCTTCGGTGCACACGACAACCGTCTGCCCGATCACGCCCAGCCCAATAACCTTCCACTGGGTGTAGAGCGTGTTGTTGGGGTTCCACGCATGCGGGCGATACTGCTCGGAGAACCAAATCTCTTTACCGCGCCAGCCGCAGAGTATGCCATTCGGCATGGCGACCCAACCCTCAAGGTCTGGCGGCGGCGGAAACCAACTTGCGCTCTGGAGCTGGTTGTTTGCCGAGACGACCGTATCTTTCGACGTGTCCTGATATGACGCTTCAGCGTTGTTCGCCGGCATGGCGACTTCGGCCACTTGAAAGTAGGTGGCGATGCCCTGCGACGATGTAATCGTGCGGTAGATGCGCACCTTGGACAGGTTGCGCCGGCTATCCACCAACCCCTGATATTCAACCTGCCACACGTCTTCGGCCGAACTCGTCGCGCTCACCGGCTCGGACGGCGGACCTTCCTCACCAAACTCGCTGACGTAAGTGTAAACGTATGAGCGTGTAATTTTTGTCGTTGCGTTGAGGTCAAAAGTGGTTACCCGTGGCGGGTAAACTGGCTGCGGCACGCCCAACAGATACGCCGGGCTGCCGGCGACCATGCGAGCTTTTGTGTTGTAAGTTGGCGGGTTGTTGGGGGCCGCCATATAGTAACGCTCGAACTGATCATCCTTCACGAAAGAGCGAATGACGTCGGTATAGTCCGTCGCAAACTCGGTCCACGTCGACCCGGCGAACGTCGTCGCCTGCATCTGCGGAGACGGCAGTCGGAACGCACTGGCCGTCGACGCGATGGACAGCGTGCGGACGTCCTCCCAGACATTGAAGCCCGACACACCACCGGAGTATAAAAAGCAGTTGCGTGCAAGCGCAGCCGCGCTATCTGGGAGATTAGTGTCTCCCAGCATCGGGACCATCCCCGCGAATTGCGAAACTCTGATCGTCGACACGGCTGCGTCCTACATTACTTGGCGCGGTCGACGAGCGCGGCGCGGCCCGCAGCCTGCTCGGCGAGTGTCTGGGGGCTGAGCGCCGGCTCAGACGGTTCGGGCGTTTTGATCTCGACCACCACCGGCTCGGGAGCTGCTTCGGAAGCTGCTTCGGGCTTGGGCTGTGTGCGGTGTCGGGGTCCAGTCGTCATAATCAACTCCTCTTCGTTGCGTCTTTTCCGGCTACTCGTGCGCCGCTGTCCTTGCGGCTGGAGCCGCCTTGTGTAAAGCCAATCGGGGGCTTGCGCTGCGCGATCTTCATCGTCTTGTTCAGCGTCTTCAGTTTCGGCAGAGAGAACGGGTTGGGCGTGTTAGCCACACTTGCCGCCCTTGCGGAAGGCTTTCACCTTCATCTGTTTCTTATCGAGCGCCTCTTCACGCTTCGAGCCCTCTTTCATGCTCTTGGGCTCTTTGTCCTTCTCGGACTTCTCGAAGGGAAACGGTTTCTTCGCCATAATAATTACCCCGCTAGGTTACCTCTATGGTGATAGAGCCGTTGGCTCCGTTACCGCCTGAATTGTTGTTCCCCATCGGGAACCACCCGTTGCCAGTGTTGCCGAAGTTGACGCCACCCGCGCCACCCGCACCGCCCCTGCCAACTTTGATTTCGATCTTTTCACCCTGATGCGCCTTATCGGCCGCCTTTGAGTTTACCCAAACAACGACAACCTTGCCGCCATTACCGCCGGGTCCATCGCCATGACCCCCCGCTGCACCGCCGTCAGCGCCTGCGCCATCGGACCCACGCACGCTGTAGTGTCCGCCACCACCGCCGCCGGCCGTCCCATAGCTTCCGAAGACAGTCTGTCCGCCATCTGCGCCATCATTTCCGGGGTTGCCCCACGGCACTCCGCGATAACCCATACCTCCACCACCACCACCACGGATCGTAATCGTGATTGTGTTAAATACAGGAACTGTGAAAATCTCATCCGCCGTTATGACACGGTTATTGGGTGTGACTGGGTTTGTTTTGCGTTTTGATCGAAAATCCAAAAACGAAATAGGGTTTGGGCTCGCTGGAAAACTACCCGACGTATTGTCGTCGGTGAACCACCCCGTTCCCCGGTAAGAGCCCAAGTTCGTCCCGCGCGCAAACTCCTCTTGTATTTGCGCAAACGAAATTGAGCTGTTGTTACCGGGTAGCGTTCCCATCAGATCGCCTCTTTACGCTCAAGTGCCTCCAGCCGATCGTTCAGCTCTTTGATGGCTTCGATCAATAACGCTGTGAGGTTCGCGTATGCCACACTGTAGATGCCCTGACCGTCTGCTTCGATAACTTCCGGCACTACGTTGCCCACGTCCTGCGCAATCAGACCAATGTTGACCTGCCCTGTCGCGCGGCGGGTGTAACGCACCCCCTGCAGCTTCAGCACCATTTTCAGTGCATCGGTGATGGGGGTAATGTTCTCCTTCAGACGCGCGTCAGAGTAGGCAGTGATGTTACCCGCTGCGGTAAACGCACCTGATATAGTGACATTTCCGCCAGTAACTTGAAGCTGTCCGGAGCCGACGTTGAGCCCGTTTGCTGGCAGGGCGAGCGCGCCGGTCATCGCGTCACCTTCGCTATTTACAGCTTTAATCGTAGCGCGAGCCGCCGCCGCACTCGCTTGATTAAGTAACCCTGCGCCAAAAACTGTAGCGGGGAGCTCCTCGGCCGCGCCTGTGAACGGCGAAAGCCGACCGATGACGAACCCGGACGCCATCTCAATCTGATGTGCGGCGTTCCAGTTTGACGGTTGCACCTCCGTCGGATCAGCACCGTCCGACTTCTGAGATACGAACGGGTGTTTGATCGCTATTGTCATACCACTACCCCTACCACTTCGTTCCGGACTTCTACAAGAATAGAGTCCTGCTTGGTTTGCCCTCCTGTCGTGGTCATCGTAACCACGAGCGTATAGCTCTGTTTATCGCTACCACCGGATATAAAAAACCCTACCTGCCGGACGTTTTGACCAACAGTATCTGGAGCAACAACAAGAACGCCAGCAGATGGCGACACTGCAAAGGCAATCGTAGAAATATACTCGCCTTCGTCGAGCCAGTGATCATAACTTATGGCGTATCGCTTAACCTCTGCGGGGGTCTTCCGAAACTTTCCAAGTCGCATCAGCAGGCCCTCCGTCTGTGCTCTGCTACCATACTACGCAGCTCAGATACAGCCTCCATACTGCGTGCTTCCCAAGGGATACAGATAACCTCTGGATCAGTATGCGGGAAAGTTCCGCTGAACGTAAAAAGCCCGCTTGCCAGCGCCGTCGCTTTTCCTGAAATTGCTGTCGTCGCGGCGACGATGAGTTTGTCTGATACAGCAAGCGCAGTCGAAGCCCCCGATGCCGTTGCTATGGCGGAAGCGATCGCGCTCGCTGATATGGACATCGAGGCGGAGCCGGCGCACGACGCAGTTGCGGCAACAACCACACTAGAAGACGCGCTACCTATGACTGTCGCGCCGGCAGCAACCCCGAACACCGCTACGGCGCGCGCCGACGCGCTGCCTGTAACTGTAGCTACGCCGGCAGCACTTATTGTTGCATTTGCTTGTGCCGCCGCAATACCTACTACTGTCGCTACGCCGGCAGTGCTGAAAGTCGATCCTGCTTGGCCGCTCGTAGCGCTGGCGGAGCTTGCACCGGCTACTTGGAACGAAGCTGTGGTGATGGCTGCGCCCTGCGCGCCCGACACCGCACTCCCCGCAACTCCAAAGCTCGCTGTAGTGGCGGCTGCGCCTTGCCCCAAAACAACCGCTTGTCCTGCCGAACTCGCGACGCTCGCAGCAGCGCCAATATTTGATGCGTCTGTATTTGACGATTGCTGACCAATAGCGAATTGGCCAAGCGCGCCGATGCTATAAGAGACACCGACCACCGGCGAGCCCTGACCGATAGCTTGCTGGCCTAGAGCGCCGCCGATGACCATTATATCACCATCCTACAGGCTAGAGCCTAAGTCACACGATTGGCTCGACCGCTGCGGCTGCGGCTTGTGCGGCCTTGGCGCGCTCCCACTCCACTGTGGAAGACAGCAAGCCGCGCAGCGTAGACTCCGCGAACGCGTTGGCCGCTTCTTCAACCGTAGCGGGTCGCGTTTCCCATGCCTGCCATTCTTTCATGGGTCGATCAGCTTCCGTCTCGCCTTTTGCCGGCGTCCAGTCCATATCCGGCTCGGAGTGCTGCACGTTTTCTTTCACAACGCCATAGCCGCTATCGGGCGAAGTAAGCCACGCCAAAATGCGAGGCGTCGCAACATCTGGAATGGTTATCGATGTGCGGAGATTTTCTGCGCTGTCGATGGCGAATGTGAGCGTGGTCATTGATCGTTTCCTTCATCGGTTTGGACTGGCTCGTTTGATTGCGCGACAGCCGCTTCCAGTTTTGCCAGAACAGGATAAGCCATTTTCGAGCCCTGCAAACCTGTAGCTTTGATCCCATGATCGAAAAGCCAAGCAATCGCGTTAAGGTCGTTTTGATCCAATGTAACTGTCACGTTGTCCATGTGTTCACTCTCTCTAAGCGCCCACCCGGTAGAGAGACCGCCGGGCCGGATGGGCTTGCTCCCGGCGGCGTTGGTGTTACGCCA